ATGCCATTGAAAGGAGGATTTTGAGCTTGTGTTCCTGTAAGAATAGGAACCTGCAAAGTATAAGGGCCCGCTGTTCCATCGCCTGTTCCCAAAATACCTATATTTTGCACAACATTAGGCCAGATATTGAAAAATTGATTTTTTTGTGTTTGGAATTGGACTTGCACTCCATTGATATAAACAGGAGAAATCAAACCTTGATAAACTGGGAACATGCCAATGTTCTGATTTCCAGGTTGAGTTTGGACATCGTAGAGAGGCATGTTATATTTGTCGACGCCAGGAATCGTTTGGAACTGATATTTAGTTTTCAGATCAAACAATTGTATCCTAGCATCGACATCCATAATCCAAAATCGATTAATATAATCAATAATTAGATTATCAGTTATAAGAGCATTAGATGGGCTCTTAATAATCCTGCGCACATAAGTAATAATGTCACTAAGTAGATTCACTAAGCAGCGGCTCCCATAAAGATTGATTTCTTATCACTTACCGGAAGAGCATCTAGTCTATTCACTGTGGTCTCAACAACCATCTCTCCAAAATATTGGCCCGAATTATCAGAATTTGTAAATTTAGAGCGGTCCATTACTAACCGATGATATTTACATTTAGTTAGCTGTTCAGCTGCATATCTTGGAATCCAGACAGGTTTATTTGAAGGCAATCTCCAAAATTCAGCTCCTTTACCTCCAAATGGATGCGTCCAAAATTCTATCATTTCACCTTTTAATTCATTATTAACCGGGATACATTGAACATATTCTTTAGCAAATTCCCATTCTTTCTCAAACCGAGTATTAAATTTTTGATTATCTGCAATCCATCGAACTGGTTTAAAATAATTGTCACATTCAGAAATTTGGTTTTGAGAAACTTTAGGTTCTGCAAATTCTCTTTTAGGAGCTTTGTTCATTTCATTAACATCTAAGCTTTTGCTTTCATTTTTTGTACTCATTCATCCTCACTGCGGTGAAATATTAATAAAACTTCCAGGAATTTCTCGTTGTGTATCTCCATTAACAGTGGAAATAACCGGACCTGTTGAACTTATATAACCTGTGTTGACATCCCCAATTGCAAGGACTTGCGCAACTGTAGTGGCAGAAGAACTGATAAAAGCGTCAAATCCTTGAGAATTAATATCCAAAGTAATCTGATCAGAGGCGGGAATATCAATAACATATCCTTTTTGTTCATTAAGCTGCCTTGTGCCAAATGAAGGAGGGATGATTAAACGAACTTGTTGACCAATTATATAATAATTATCAGAAGTAGTGGTGATATTAGTGGTGGTTCCTAAAGATATAGCAGAAATTACAAAACGCTGAGGTTTATAATTTTGTGACTCAATTGCCACATTTGCATAAGCGGGAATGGGATAAGATATTACTGTATTGCTCAATTTTACACCTCATATCCATATTAATCGTTACATGTATATTTTAATACAACATAGTAGCTCTTTTTTAAGGAGCTACTATGTATCAAACGATGGTCTATGGAATGCTAATATCCATCAAATAAGCTCTCCAATAAATAACATCACTAGTTGCACCTACTAGGACAGAAGATGAATCGCTTGCTGCGGCTCCTGCGCCAATAATGAAACCTTGTGAGGTATTATTGAAGAATGACCCTTGAATTGCGGGTCCATTAATAGTATTAACAGTTGTTGTTCCAATAGGCCGTGTAAATGGAGGCGGGTATAATACCGATCCACTGGATATTGGAACTCCTCCAGTATTAACATCACCAACTGCAACAATTTGCGCATAGGAAAGTCCAGGGACATTCGCTACAGCAATGTTAGAATCAAATGATGTATAACTAGAAGAATCAATATTAATAACTACAGTATTGTAATCAGTTACAGAAATAACATATCCATAGATCGGAGATCCTGGAATTGTATTATTCGGCAATGAATTCAATTCAATTGTTCCCCAATCGGCAGGAACACGAATTGCAACTTCTTGACCTACAACAAAATTGTGAGCTGAAGTTGTATCAATAGTAGTAGTAGTACCAGTAGTTACAGCACTAATGATTGAAGCACCTGGCTCATATAAGTAAGGATACAATACTTTTTTGAATGTTCCTTGACTTGTAGCGGTAGCTGAATCATAAGCAGTATAAGCTGACTGGTTAGTGTTCCATGGAATTGTGAAAGTAGTCGGAGCTGTAACAGTGACAGTAAAAGGAATGCCAGCAATTTGAGGCATCCCTGTTGTAGCTGTTTGATACAGATTCGAAAAGATCACAACATCGCCACTAGCTAAGCCGTGAGCACTAGAAGAAGTGACCACAGCAGCAGAAGCTTTAGTGATTGTAGAAACGTTTTGTGCCGCTCCATATTGTAGTTTTAATCCTGCACTGAATGTTGTAATCCCATTGGATTGAACATCATCCATTGTTAAAACTGGAGTAGCATTAAAAAGATCTACAACCGCATAACCTTGCCCCATGTTAACATCCCACCATGCTTTTGGGATTCCATGGTCAGCAGGGGTAGCAGCAGCTGTATAGTTAATAAGTTCTACATATTGTGGCTGGAAAGGCAGATTAATAATCTGAGCCGCTCCAGTCGATGTAAAATTTCCTTTTGCCATTCTAGAATATTCAGTCATCTTATACCCCCAAACTCGAAGAACGAGTGCTTAAAAGGTTACGGATAGCTGTATCTTGAGTAATGGCTTGTGCTTGCGCAAACTTCACAGCAAGAGTAGCATTTTGTGCTAACATACCGCTGTAATATGGATCTCTATAAATGAGGTTCATGCTGTAACCGTCTTGGTTAATATGCGTAATCGCTTGTTTACCAAGAACAGTATTGTAATAAACATCATTGCCTAGAAGACTACTTGCACGAGCAACAGGCGCTTCAGAACTTGTTAAAATTCTGATATTCCCTACTGATCCATACTCAGATGGCAAAGCAGATGAATTGCTAGGATAATTCCATTGAGAAAGGAAAGTTAAGGATCCTACGCTTGTAAGAGAATCAAAATCGGACTGAAGTTCAGTTGAGCTCAACATAAAATATGCTGAACGAACTGGACCAGTGCCGAACCGATTTTCTCCCTCGATACCACTCATAAATTTATAAGCATTATTAGTATCAAGTGTAGTAGCTACCAAACTAAAATCAGTAACTCCTAAATCCGTAGGATTATCGCCATTGCTTCCGCCACCTGCATTGATTTGCGATGCAGCGGATACTATGTAGTCTCTTAAAATGAGATCTTCAGCCTGGCGCATAGCTACCGCGAGTCTTTCGGAGACCCAGGCTAAAACGCCTTCTTGCGAATTGTTACTCCTCTTGCGAGGGGTCAAGCCATTTCTGCTTGACTCTCACGGTTTCCTCGTGAGACCCGACTATCGCTTTACACCGATCCGAAGATCATTTTTTTTGGTGTATCCAACCGCTTTAGTCTGTCACGGTGGTAATTAAATAGGTTCATGTGTATACTGTTTAGTAAAACTATGGAACATAAAATGCCAAAGTTCAACAACATTGATCATAAACATAGAAGTAGATACATCCCTAAGAAACACGATCCTCTTCATTTGGCTTATCTTGCCGGAATTATAGACGGAGAAGGATGTTTTCATGCTTGTAAGCTTAAAAACAAACTTGGGGATGGCTATAAAAACGGGCACTATCGTTGCGTTCTTAAAGTCTCTAATACAGACAAACGATTGTTTGATTGGTTGCAAGAGACTTTTCGAGGCACATGTTCTGCTGCCTTCAAAGAAACGAGAGATAAACTTTTTAAGAGAGACTGCTACGAATGGGTCGTAACAGGGCATAGATTGCTCGATATTTCTCGACAAGTTTTGCCCTATCTTCTTATTAAGAAACTTCATTGCGAACTTATCATAAAGTTTCGTGAATCCTTTCCCCAAGAACTGGGAAGAGGAAATCGCGAAATTACCCCGGAAGAACAAATTATTCGCGAGGAATGTATCACTGAAATCAAGAAACTTAATGCTAGAGTTCGTACTATTCCACATTGTAAAAAACCTTAAATTACCTTCCGCCTTGTTTCCATGCCGCTTTCGCAGTTTAGGGGTCCAAGTCAATTAGGTCGGATTTATACAGGACCAAATTAAAAAAAATCCTGTAATATGACCTGCTCGTTGATTATGCAGCCAGTCTATTCGCATAATCGCAGTCATAAATTTCGGCACTGGCAATTTCATTTAAAGAAATTTGTTTACTACCGAAAAAAGCCATTTGGGCATCGATGATATCTCTTTGAGGAACTTGAGCTGGAGGATCAATTCCCGAATTTCCCAACTGAACAGTGGGCGGCGTTAGCGCACGAGGACGCATAAATCGACAAGTTGTACCGCCATTAGCAGGCATGCTAACTTTGTCACAAACTGTGATGTAATTCATTGTGGGAGTTGGCACATAGAGCATCGCAGGCGCTAAGGACTGCAAAATCATCGGCCCCAAATTCCCAGTTGTCGTAACCGACATAACAACCTCATTGGTTGAAATGTTGAGCACGAAGCACATGCATTCAACGATCCGGAAATTCCGGATCGTTCAAATATGTACATATACGGTTTGACTCCGTATATTAGCTCCGTACATTACGATATGATGATCGGTTGACGATCCCTACTACGTCTATTCTCGATCATATCTGGCTAGGGGAGCGATCCCCAATTACGCGATACCTTTAACGTGGGCACACGAAAGAACTATAAAGATAGTAGCTTAAACACAATATTAACCAAAAGATTTTTTTTTTCAAGAACAAATATAAAACAAATTGAATATCTTATCTTTCATTTTTTCCTTAATTTCTTCAAAAGCTCTTGGTCTTCTTTGGATTCTTTCTTAAAATTTTTTATATCTCCTTTTAAATGAAAGACAACTGTTTTAAGTTTCTTTTTCTCCTTCCCTTTTTTCATGACGGTCCTTTAATTTTGGATATTTAGCATATACTTTTCTTTTAATCTGTTCAGGATTTGGAGAAAAATGTGCTCTAGCTAATGCATTACGGGCATGAGCTATATCGCCAATCGGAAAACTATGATGAGGACCAGCATATGCTTTACCAGCTTTGGTACCTTCATATTTATAGGCACCGCTTTCACCTTTTTTTTCTCTTATCTCAGAGAGTTTCCCGCGAGGAAGAGATCTTTTTCCTGCAATTTTGGTTCTTTGTGCTATTTTGTGTACCATATTCAATCTCCTTCGGATTCTTATATATATTTTATCATCTTATTTAAAATATTTATATCATCTTTTACTGAACCTAGAACTCTATTGTCCTATCGCAAATCCATCCTCTCAATTTATTAAAATTATAACAATAGTCGAAAACTGTTATTCCTATTTGTCACAAATTTTACAAATATCTGCTTTAGATAACCCAGCAATTCCCCGCACTTTCCCTTCTTTTCGTGTCATATGAGCTGTCATATCTTTTTTTGACATTTTGGCTCATATTTTCCCCATCTCCTATAGGAAATCTTTATTTGCCTCTCATAGCACGATGCGGAGCATAATGTTTTACGGGTCCTTTTTCAGATTTTTCCATACCTGCATGTTCTCTTGCCATCGATTTCTCATTTTTTTTCTTACTCTTTTTTTTGGCACCTAGAGATTCATGACGTCTAGAAGTATAAGACTGTTTTTTTTCGGATTCTTCCCCTCTTCTCATGCCCAAAGATTCGTCTTCTCGATCTTTTTTTGATTGTTTACGGATTGCCATTTTTTTCCTTTGTTAGAAGCCTAGCCTTAGGCCTTGTTTTAATTTCTGCACTTCTTCCCAGGCTCTTTTTTTTCCTGTTTCACTAAAATCACCAGCTTGAGCATAAGGCGCAGTGGCTACGCCAGATGGCTGGTAATATGGGCTTCGTCGATTAGAATCAATTTTTTCTTGAATCGAAGGTTGAGCGGTTTCTGGTTGATCTAATCCCAAACTTTTTATGTTATGATAAACAAGTTTTTTCCTCTCAAAAGTGTCTGGCATTTTTAAAATGGCTTCAGCCAACTTAGGAGCTTTCTCAAAAAATCTTTCAGCATGATTTTGGAGTGTTTGAACAAAATCAGGTGTCCCATTAAGCCAATTTTCTTGTTCCCTTTTTTCCAATAGCTTTGTAGCTTTTTCTTCTGTCCGTTTATCAAACTTTTCATCTAATTCCTTTTCGAATCTTTTCAATTTTTTTTCTAGATTTCTATGATCCACATAAGGATCAACATCGTCATCATCTTCCTGTACATTAGCTTTCTGCTGTTTTAAATGTTCTATTTCTTGCGCCAATTTTTCTCTTTCCAACCTTTCTTGTTCTATGATCCTTTCATATTTTGATTCTAATTGTCGGAAATTAAATTCTTTGTCATTTTGCTTTTTTTCAGCAGATGAAGCTTCGCTAACATTTTCTTCTTTACTCATTAAATTCTCCCCTTAACGCTGGAATACGTTTATCTTTAATTTAACTAGAAATTTTAATATAAATCAACGATGTGTTAATGTTTGAATATGAAAATTGATAGACTCGAAACTCACGATCGTTATTTACATTTCATTGAGGATCAATCTAAAACAATTTGGGAAGGAGCTGATGAGTGCTTAAAAAAAAATCCTCTATCTTTAGCTCTTCAGGAAAAATCTCATTACATTTATATTTTCGCTCATCCTCGTACTTCTGATGATGGGTTAACTAAACGATTACTATGGCAGCCTAGGCTCTCAAAACCCAAAGCACAAACAAATTCCTATCTTTTTAGAGCGCAATCAGGAACTGATATTATTGAGATCTGTTGGCTGTTACCTCCTACAGAAATGTGGGAGCAATATGGAAAAGGAAAAATCTGTGAATCAAATTGGACAGCTTGGAGCATCGAACAGTTCAAAAAACATAAAACAGAATTAGAAAAACCTTATGAAGACGACTGGAATGATAAACAAGCCAAGAATATCTATATGGGAATTCTAAAAGAAAATAATAACTTTAAGCCAGAGAACGAGGCGCCTTCTTCATTTGCTCCGAACTAAACTCTTGCATCCCCATGATATTTCCTCTCATCTTTCCTAATTTAGCCACAATTCCCGTTCCATAGTAATCGCCCATTCCTTTCTTAGATTTAGGAGTATGAACAGCGCCAGTAGAAGAAAGTTTAGATGAATTTTTGTAAGAAGATATTTTAGATATAGATGATTTATTCGCGGATTTCATAAGAAGCAATATATTGCGGGTTGATTCTTACATTCTCCATTAAAAGCCACCGTGTAGTAACATTATCTAAAGTCATGATAAGCTTATCAGCTTCTGCTTCAGAAACTTTAAAAGAAAGAGCTTTACCATCTGTGAGACGAAAAATAACTTTTTTCATAACGCTATCCTACCATTTCTATTTTTTCTTTCCTTACTGCGGGCTCATCTACTTCCATGGTATTCACTTTCCCATAAGGAAGACATGGAACGCGTTGTTTTACACGAGCATCATGACCCACAGGCACACGATGGCCTATCCCATGATCGGTACCGGCATTGAGAAAGCAACTACTGCGTTCATCATATGACGGACTTCTGAAATCCCAAGGAGTCTTGCTTGGCTTAGTATCTTTTCCACTGTTAGGATCATAAAAACCTGTCTTCATATTAACCTCATTTAAATCACACCTTTGGCCGGCTCAGCCTTCAGGATCAAGGTGTAAATCTCCTTTGAGTCGTCTAGAAAACCAGACACGTGGCCACTCAAATTTAAAGAGGGCTCAGTTGTTAGAACTGACCCCAAACGTAGAACACCTACTTGTACTTTAAGCCATTCTAATGAATGGGATATCACCATCTACTTTCGACGTTCCCGCATCTGTTCCCACTTAAGTGGGTCACTCTCGCAAACTGTACGATAAAATCGTACAATTCGATTCTTTTCTACCGCAATTGGTAGATAGAAAGCCCAGCCGACGGATTTGCACCGTCCTCAACTCCCCTTGGTACTTAGTACCAGCTTTCGCCACGGATGGTATGCTACTATTACATCATACCGGGAAAAATACCTACGGGATGCGAATCCATTCAACCATGTATTCTAGTATCTGTAACCAGGTTTCAAAGGCCGACCGCGCAAATGTTTAGTACTTTCATTTTGAACATGTCCAATAACTTCTTCTGTATCTTCGTAGCGCATAACTTCGCCAGCGCCTTCTTGATCAGAAATTTGAGACATTTTTGCACCATCTGGGAAAGGAACATTTTTCCCTCTGCTCCCTACCCATGAACTATGATTATCGATTCTTTGCCCACTCATTTTTTACCCCATTTAAGCTACATTTTGCTCTTCTTCTTGTTTTCCTATTATATCATTTAAAAAATCATTTGCAAGTGAAGTTCTTTTAGCATCTACTTTTTCTAAATCTTCTTTCTGTTCTTGGTTATAATCAAAGTTTTCTAATTCGTGCATCTTTAATTTAGTTTCTATTTCTCCATACTTTGATATCACATCTACAAGTTTTTCTAATGCTTCCATTTTATCTTTGGTTGCTAGTGCTCGGTTGCGAGTAATTTCCGACAATCTTTCTTCAAAAAGTCCAATATTAGATTCAGCTCTACCATGTCGTTCTCGTGCCATAGCCAAATTGCTAGTTGCTTTTGTCATCATCTCTTGTAGTTTTGCATTTTCAAAAGCATGCTGCATGTGAGTTATTTCTTGCTGTTGTGCTTGCATACTTTGTTCTTGTTGCTGTAGGAATTGCATAATTTCTGCTTTTCCTTGAACATTCATATCTTTAATAATCATAGAAGGAGGAAGAACTTCCCTTCCAAAAGCTGCATTGATATCAAGCATTTGCTGAGCTTGTAGATTTTTCTGAGTAGGTGTTAGAAGCCCTTCTTCAACAATCGTCTGAAATTTAGCAAAAATACGGGCATAAAAATATGGTGTAGGTTTTTCCCCAATCATCAGGCCTACTTTCGCAGCATTCCAATTCAGAAGAGAAATCTGAAGGAGCCTTTCTCCTAAAAGTTTAAGCGAATAATCCCACTGATCAAAATATTTCTGGAAAACCATAAGATTGGCAGCTTGTTTCATCAGCACAGTAAGACTGGATGCTTGCTTATCTTGTTGAGCCGACCAATTTTCTAAATTAATCCCTGCTGTTTGGAAAATCAAACTAGCCATTTGATTAGCAAGCTCAAGATCAGATTGAGGAACTGCTGAAGGAATGAGCTTTTCACAGTCACTCATGTCATATCCTTCATTGATAATAACATCCCACCCTTGGCCAGATTTTTTTAAATTATCTTCGTTAGCTACTGCTCCTACTTTTCGCTTCCATCCAGAATTGATAGTAGACGCTACAATATCATTATTAGTGATGACTTTATAATTAAATAGAAACTGCGGATCGCGCATAGTACGGATAAGAGAACGAACGCGCAAATCATAATAATTAATGTGAGGCTCATAATTCCAAAAAACAGGAATGAATGGACACCCTTCAAAACCCAATGGATTATCTCCTTGAAACATAAGCTGATCATTAAGCACAACTGCCAGCTTCCAACAAGGAGTCTCAACCGTAACTTCTTCCAAGTCTTGGATGTTATAAAGAAGAAATTCCATATTCTCTTTACCACCAGCAAAATCAAAGAATTGATTCCTGGATTTTGAATATAATCTCTTTTTCTTCTTTTTCCATTTATACCATACATAAGAGAGCACCATTAAATCATTGCGAGCCATATTGTAATTTTCAGGAAGAAAATAAAAAGACCCATACCGCTGAGGAGTCCCCGCCATAGGAGCGATTACATCTATTTTATCAGGAAAACGCGCTTCGGCTTCTTTTTTAGAAATATATTCTTGGCACCAAACAAACTGAGCATCGGACATATCAGGAGAACGAAAATAAGGATCTACCAAGAAAGCATTATATTCCCAAATCTTTAATTTTAGCTGACCTTGTGCTGCATCATCCCCAGTAAAGTCCAAATAAGGCTGAAGCAGAACCATCCCAGAAACAGCGGCCAGCTCACATGCTTTAGAAAACTGTTCATGAATTCCCTCCGTGTTAGCTACATGAGTGATTAAGCGCGTATATTGATCGGTAGTTGTAGGATCTGCGCCTTCGATAGGAACATATGTGATTGACTTTCTGTGCTGTCTTTGATAGCCTGTTATCATGTTAACGGGCTGTTGAACCAAGTTGAAGTAATATTGCTGGTAAGAAGTTGTAGGAGAAAAATTAAAGTATCGATTTACAAATGTCTGAGAACCAGCATAAAACAAAGTGTCAATGTTAGATTGATTCCATCTCGATTGTTCAATAGGTTGGAATTTTGAATATAAATTATCAAGCCATTGACGCACATTACCTTGAGATGGCTCTAATGCATTGTTCCATGGGGGATAATAAAAAGCCAAATTAACCTCAAAAAAAAGAGAGCTCTTATCTAGAGAATAACACTAACTATTTTAATATTTCAATAACTCATTAATCTAAGGATATCGCATGAGTATCGTTGCCCCAAGAACTGTCCCATTATGTAATGTAACGCCTGAGGAAGTTGCCCGTGACACGTGGTTCAAGAATCTCTCTCCAGAAGAGAAACAAAATTTTTTCAGGGAATGTGTAAAACCTCACAATCTTTTGAGGTTATTCGGATTTCCTATAACAGTGATTTCAGCAAGTACATTAAGTTATTGTGATTCTGATTGTTCAATAGTGCTTAGAATTTCCAGTATAGTTGGAGTGGTAATAGGGTCAATTGCATTAACTGCAAGTTTGATATTGCGATGTCAAAGCTGCTTAGAAGCGCTTAAATCACCTTCCATTAATGAAACAACATCTCTAAATGTTTAAAATCTACTGAAACGACTTTGCATGTAGTTTTGCTGAATTTTATTATGAGTCTCATAATCATAAGTTGATATTTTGTGGGAATACAAGGCATAGCGAATTGAATCGATGGAATGATCATTTTTCTTAAGCGGTTTGTCTTCTCCCTTTTCTGAAGCTTTAGGATCCCACACATAGGATTCTACTTCACGAATCAGATTGGGACACTCTTCGCAGATGAAGAAATTCCCTTTCTGCATTTCAGATGTTACAAAATTGATTCCATTGATCACGTCATTATCGGCATCGATAACATGCAATCCTCGCTTGCGCAGCTCAAGCTTAAAAGCAGCAGCGCTAGGATCGACATACACTCCTTTGAGAGAATAGGGTTCAAGGAAATTAGCCACAGCATCGGCATATTCGGAATTTGTTTTCTGACGACCTTCTCTGTGTGAATCCCAGACATATTCTTTCTCGGCCCATCTACATATCCCTGATTGCGTAGAACGGCCTGTGTTGATTCCTACAAGAGTGCAAGAAAAGTTGTTGACTGTCCCATAATCAATGCCTGCAACCCAATATTCTGCTGATCTTGGCGGCCTTTTTACCACATAAAGACCCCGTTCAAAAAAGTCGAAGATAGCTCCTTCTGCCAAACACCAAATACCTAAGTAATTGCGTTTGTAAAATATGCCACTTAAACTATTCTTGATACGGAGTTTATAGTCTTCATCTAAATAAGGATTATCATCTAACGTATAATGCTGTGCATAATAGTTTGGGTTTCCTTCTTCTGAATAATCAATCCACTTTTTAAGTTTATGGGAGGGATGAGAGGGATTCATCGTAGCAAAACCAATACTATGAGGGTTAGAAAGGCGTGTATCGATCATATCAATAATAGACTCAGGGAAAAGGGTCATCTCATCACAATATCCAATCGACCAAGTATTGCCTTGAAATTGCCCGATGGCTCCTTCATCTTTAGCGCCAAGAGTAGAGATAGTCTTGTTTCTAAATTTAAGTTGCCTTTTTCCAGCAAACCATGTACAAAAGGGCCTAAAAATTGAAAGTTGTTCGCTTTCTAAGAGTAACCTAACGGCATTCTGATAGATAGTATTAGATGTATGACCGACCATATAGATTTGAGAATCAGGGCATTGTTCAACAGCTTGCATAAATCTGAAGAGCGTTCCTACAGTCTTTCCCGATCGCACAGAACCGTGCGCTATATTCCAACGAGCTGTGCTATTGATGATAAATTCGAGTTGCTTATCTGCAAGAGGTAAATTCATATGAGCAAAATATATTCAAATAAAGATTTAAAACACAAGATTGAACCACCAGATATGCCTACATCAACACAGGAACTTTGTTTAGAAACTGGCCATGTAGTTTATGAATCGACCATTATCATAGATGAAACAGCTTATGCAGAATTCGAAAAACTACCCGAGCAAATCAAGAAATTCTGGAGGGAACTCCAGACTCGAAAAATGAATGAAATGCGCTCCCAAATTGAAAAAGAGATGTTGGATGGAGTGGACAGGTTTTAAATTTCCTATGGGATTCTTTATTTGCTGGTCAAATGATGGAAGATTGGCATATGGCAGATGCGATCCCATAACTAACGAAGTCTTAGAGTGGTATCTATTTGATGGATAATCCTAGTCAATGCAAGTGTGGGTCAACTTGGGTAGTTCTTTGTCCCCACTGTAGCGAATACACGCAAACATGGAAGTGGATAAGTGTTGAAGATAGGCTTCCCTCAAATAACGGCAATTATATAGTGACAGATGGCAAAAAAATAGATTTGGCAGGATACTATGGCGCTTATTATAAAAGCTTTAATTGGTGTTCATTCCCTATAAAACAATCAAAGTAACCCACTGGATGGAAATACCTAAATTACCTGAAATCAAAGGATGATGACTATGGAATGGATTGATGCAGAAGATGAACTACCCCTAGCTACAAATTTAACTCTCATTTTGACCGATAATTTAGACCCGTTTCTTGGCTATTTAGATGAGAATGGCTCATGGTATGTGAATTGCCCACGCTGTGAAAGATGTGAGATTAGCGATGTAAAATATTGGAGTGAGTTCCATGGAGTGGATTAGTGTTAAAGATGGATTGCCTAAAACATGTGGAATATATCTTATTACTGATGGAAATACGGTGACGATATGCGAATTTAAGGATGGTTTTGCCTTTCTGTGTATGCCCTATATTGAAAAAGTAGCATATTGGATGCCACTTCCGGAACCACCCGATGCCGTTTGAATGCGAGAAATATCATTGTAAGTGTAAAGCTCGCTGTTGTGGCATAGTTCCTATCCCTCTTACTATTTGGCAGAAGAACCAACACAATATCCAGCGCGAAGTGAAAGAAGCACATAAGGTTTATGTAACAGACCAAGAAAACGTTCGACATACGGCATTCCTGCCTATTACAGAAGATCATTTGTGTCCTTTCCTTCGTGCTGATCTTAAGTGTGCTATTTATGAGAATAGACCAAAGGTATGTAAGAAGTTTGGAGATGAGAGTCATTGGGCGTTGAGATGTCCAATGCAACATAAGGATGGAACACCTCGTTCAAAAGAAGATTTGATAGAATTAACGACTAGCGTGGATAAATGGATCACTGAGAGAATCAAATCTGAAATAGGCGGTAATGAAGCTCGTTCATTAGAGTCGAGAACCGATTGGTACAAAACCAACAAATTTACTGAAAAAGGAAATGAAAATGTTAGATGATCAAGGAGATGAGATCCTTTTTGGAGAAGATTCAGAAAAAGAAAAAAAAGAGCTCACTCAGAAAGAAATCTTCCAAATGATATACCAAATGCGTTTGCGGTTAGAAGAGCTTCCTCAAGAAGCACTCTTGGCACCTCTAAATCATAATGACCTTATATCTCTTCTGATTCTTCTAAGTGCTATTTTGAATGCAAAACAGTGAAATTTGGTTGTCCTATATTCATGGTTCGCCTATAGTTCCATCGGTTCAAGTGAAACCTAAACTCAAAGTTTTTAAAGGAGAAAGATGAAAAAAGATGGAACACAGACAATCAATCACCTTTTTTCTGAAACGGTATTCCTTTTATTAAATTTTTTAAATGAACATGGACCAGAAGTGGATTGTAAAGAAATTGTTTATATGTACTTGCAGTTAGCAAACGATATGATCGAAATAGAAGGAAAGGAACATGGACGAGAAGAAAAATATCAGATTATGCACAGTGAAATTGCCAGAAAAACTTCACCGTAAAATGAAACTCACAGCCTTCAAAGAAGGGATGACTTTGCAATCATGGATTCTTTATGTACTGGAAGAATCTTTGGAAGCCCTAGAAAACGAAGCTTTTGATTGAAGAGCGGCAAGTTGTCCAATCACATCTAAATATTTATTATTAGTTTCTTCGCCCACTTCATTGTCGGTAAGTGTATCTTTCTGATCGAGATACTGCTTTCCTAACCAAATTGACATAGATGCATTTCGTTTAGCAAGCTTGAATTGATCTCTTCTGAGAGTTCTTTTACCAAAAGCCGAGAACTTTTTATGGGCTTCTTGGAAATTCATTCCGAACTTTTCTTTTATTTTCACTCTTAGAACATCATCATTGATATCTAAAATATAAGAGATTTCGCTCATTGTGCAATGAATTTCGCAAAGGTTTTTAAATAATTCCCAATCTACTTCTTTAACAGGCCTTCCTCTTTTTGCTTTATTTCCTTCATTCACTGCATTACCATAATTGCTTTTATTCTTACATCATCAGGGGTGCCATCAAATTCATCAAGCAATTCTTTTAAATATTTATCAATAACAGGATCGTCTTCGGTTAGTGTAATCTTATCATAGATAAGATAAGATTTGCTTAACTTTTTTCCTTCTTCATCCTTAATTGTTATAGTTAATTCTACACTCATTTTTTTCCTTTATGTTCATTTCATGCATCGCACAGAAGTCATCGATAGTAAAGAAGTCGCCTTCTACTTTGTGATTGAGCAATTCAGCATCTTCAAGAATTTTTCTTGCTTTCTGTAGATAATTCCGGGCTTGGGATATTTTATAGCATCGATAAATTTCCATATTCCTTCCAAAATGTTTTGCAATTATTTTTCTCTCACTAACGTATTTTTCTTAGAACGCTCGATTATAATTATTATGTTGCATTTGTAGGGGGTTGCTCATCATCGCACCATACTAATATTAAAATACATAGAGCCGATAGAATCAACACTACCATTTTTCAAATTCCAAAATGCTCCCACAATGGGGTGTGAAATGGGTTGAATTTTTATATATTTTCAGAGGAATAACTCTCCATCTCTTTCGTCAAAAATTCTTTTTATCTATCATGTTCTAGAAATTCTTTTATTTCCCCTTTAACGGCATTTAGCAGTTCAAAGTTGAAAGTGCTATTTTCGAATTCAAAATATTTATAGTATTCTTGGTTTTGATCAAGTTTCCCCCTTGGAAATGCTGGTAGATTAAACCATGTTTTGTCATTGCTTTGGATGTGAGCTAATTTCCTTAAGATAATGGAAGCGGGTTTCATTATGGAAATTTTCACATCTGCGTATCCTATCACTTTCCCTTTACTCGCTTCTTCATAATGTAATATTTCAACCATTTTCATTTCCCTTTCGAAGAATAATATTTAATATAAAAATCACAGTGGTACTTAACTGTATTAAAATATTCAGTGAAAAATGTTAATTCATTTATACCATTCACATCTTTTTTTTTCTCTACAACGTTAATATACTCCACTAAACTATAGATTTGCTGTTTAATAGGGTTAAATATTTTTTTTAAACTTTTTTGCGTATCTTCTTTTCCTGGTCTGAAAATGATAGCCTCATCTATTGGCAGAACTTCATTTTCTTTTTCTCCCTTGGAAATCGTTGCGGTTCTTTTTTTAGAAGAGCCATCTGTTTTTGCCACATTCCCCTCTTTGATTCCGTTGTTTTTTATATTCATCTACACACGCTTTTTCCATTGGGTTTCTGAATTTATAATTAAGTAAGCATTCCAAAAATGTCTGAGGCTCGATCAAAAATCGTCCTTTTACTCCCTTTTCTTGGATGCAGGTATCTTTAAAATGTTCTGGAGCAATTTGAATAATTTTTGAAAGCCTTCCTTGCGAGAAGTGCATTTTTTTGCAGAACTCATGGTTCTTTTCAAAATCTGACAAAAGTATTTTATATTTTTTTTCAGGAGTAGTACTTGGCATATTTGATAGACATATGTCCTCGTTTTTTAATTTTTCTATTTCTTGCGATAGATCTCTTATCACAGGAAGAAGGTCGTTCAACAAGGTATACATTAAAATTTCCGAACCCGCGCCGAAGAAAACGTTATTTTCCATATCGATTTTAAAATTCAAAAGATTTTTTAAATTATCTTGAATCATTTTAGTAATCCTCTTTTTTGTTGATTTCTTCGATTAGATAGCAATACATGTCATGGCAAAAACATCTAATGTCTTCTTCGTCAGCTTCTTCTCTTAAATGATTTGCTATGAAAAAAGTAATACAATCCAAAATTTCAGCAGGTCTGATTCCGTTCTGGAGAGCCCATGTTGCAACTAAATTATTAAATAATATTTCAATAGAAGCATTCATCATTTCTTTTTCTTTTTTTGAATTTTTCCACATTCTTTCAACTTCTTGTCTCTTACCACATCTTTCTTGATGAGAGTGCTCATCATATTGTTAATTTTTTTCTGGTCTTTTTTGATAAGCTTATCCATTTTTTTTCCTTTTTTTTGGAATTTTAGCTGTGGGCTTCCGTGCTTGAGAAAGAGCGGCAGCAACAGCTTGACGCTGAGGATGGCCCGCTTCTACCATTTCCCGGATATTAGATTTTATTGCAGATTGACTTTTACCTTTGCGTAATGGCATTTAAAATTCCTCCTCGCCTCTATCTAAATATTTCCAAAAATGAACTGTATCATTTTTTTTTAATCTTATCCCTTCCCATGAAGTTCCGTTCCACCATCCATTGATGATTTTTTCTTCTAAATTCATTAATACTAAATCATAAGGTAATGGTAAATATTTTTTTACGTCTATCCATCCATTTTCTCCATAATGAAGATCTTTATTCAGAAACCCATCTTTCCCAACTTGATAGGGAAAGTTTTGAGATTTCCAAATAAGATTTTTTTTATTTCGTGAACCACTCTTTTGAGACGACTCGGAGCTCTTCATTGGGATAATATTTCCTGAATCGTTTGATTTTTGTTTTGCTTCTGCTATCGAAATATCCTTTGACTTCGACGTAATATTGTCGTCCATCACATTGAGTGATTCGGAAGTCTGGCAAGTAGCTGCGTACTCCTCGCTGAATATTTGTAAACCAGAAGGTCTGTGGTTCATGCTCCCATTCCTTGATTAAATTTAATTTTTTCATTCCTTCCAGATGATTAGCATATCGCGCTTCCCATTTGGACCGACAAAATATTTTTTTATTCCCAATTTCATGCCAAGCTTGGGTCCCTTGGTATACTCTGAATTTTCTCATTCGCTTTGGATGTTTCTTCTCCATCATAGCTATTGTCCTTTAACCATTTTATCACACCGGTTTTTGGATAATATATTTTTTTTGAACTTAGCCGAAGATAAGCAGGTCCTTTTTTGTTCCTGCGGTAGTATTCCATCGTCATTCGGCTTTTCACAATCCCTGCTCTAATGAGATCATTGATCGTGCAAATCTCTGGTAAGCTTCTCGTTAGCTTGACTATCAACTCATCGCACGCATTCATTCAGTTACCTCTGTTGTTTTAAACTTTGACGCTAAGTTAGTTATGATATTCGATACTTTATTATCCGTATTTCCCATCAATATTGCTCTTACATTTGGGAAACATGACTCTAATTCTCTTATGAGCACCTCTTTAAATTTAGGGGTGTCATAAGACGAATAATCGATTTCTTTTTTTATATCTTTATTCAGATTCACGAGCAAACCATTAGTCCTGGATGCTTGAAAGTACACATGACTACTGAAAAGATGACTAAGTTTTTTTTCTGCAAGTTCTGCAAGATATTTGTTTTTACCACAGCGATCGGGTGAAGTGGAAATTGGTGTTGTTTCATGCACTTTTTGCACATTAGGCATTTTCCCATTTGCCTTGTCTCGTAAATGCCATGCTCTCACTGTTGCTGCATAATCTTTATAAGGTTCGTGGTTAGGCACATAGTTATTAATAGCCAGGATGTAATAATCTACGTAGGGCTTTCCGATTTCATTGCACAGAATTTCATATTCCCCATCTCGCAGAAGAACATATTGACCAAATGGAATTGTGCCATCTTTTCGCGGCTGCTTTTTCTTTGAAGATGCGGGAGAGGGCTTCTCTTCCTTGGGTTCTTTATTGGGTTCTTCTATATATAAGGAGTCTGTCGGTCGAAGGTCGACTTCCCTGTCGGTCGAAGGTCGACTTCCTTGTCGGTCGAAGGTCGACTTCCTAGAAATATTTTTTGAAAACTCTTCAATCCCTTGTAAATTCAATCGAATATATCTTTTGCAAGGCATTCCGTGTTGGACGGTTTCAATCAAACTGAACTTCTTAAGTGCTTCAACTGCCTTGTCTTGATTATATCTATTGATTGCTGTTCGATCTTCTATGTTTTCTTTTGTGTGGTAAAACCAACCATTCCCTTTATTCGGGATCTCTAAAAGTTCTTCTCTGGTCTCGTGATATTGATATCTTTGTACAAGCTCAGAAAAAAGAATCGCTGCTTCAACACTTTTCAAAATTTTAGCAATAGGAGTAAAATAGCTTTGAAAATGCTGTTGATTTAAAAAATTTAGTATTAAAACTGCGTTAGACATGAACACCTCCAAATAATTGATTGTGCTGAATTGTGCTGCCTGCTATATTACGGCTCATACCGTCTAGGGGCGCGGCTACAAAAAGCCCCTTTTTTTCTTCCTTCATATGTTTTCCTCTGTAATTTTTCGGTTTTGTCTGTTGCATGAAATCGTGCTCTTTGACATAATCATCGTAGTTTGACAAAAGCAAAGGGCTTTTGCCAAGCATATGTTAAAAGGGCTTTTGCCAAGCATATGTTAAAAGGGCGCTTTTCGGAGCGTATAAAAACCTACTTTTCACGTTTGGTTTTTCCTGTGACGTCTAAATCTACAAGGAAAAACAAAATCAAAATGTTACATCATCTGAATGTTGAAGTAAAGGCCCCCTTTCGAGGGGGCTTTTCTTTTTCTCTTCACATGACGTATTTAAAAATTAAATACAACATTTATTTTCATTTTAAATTTCTGTGTAAAAGTTCCTTAAAGAGACTCGGCAGCAATCTGCGCTCAAACTTGGTTCTACCTCAATCTCTTCATACTTTTGAAGCTGGTCTACCAAAATATCAGCTAGCGATATTTTTCCTCTGGTGAGGATGATTATCTTTCTCCAGTATTTTCTCGGAAGAAGCGCATTCCCTGTTGTCACTTGATAAAATTGCTGTTTCGACATTCCTAGTTTTTCTCCAAACCATTTCAACTGGAAGCCGTTATCTTTCAAATATTTGCGTAGTTTTGTAGCTAAATGCATTGTTTTCTCTTTTATGTTTACCTAAATTTGGACATTTTGTATACTGAATGGTACATCAGGAAATCTTAAGTATCAAGAGGGAAAATCTTAACATGAGTGAAATTAATGAAATATGTCGAATTGCAGATCGGATCGAGCAGTGGGCAGAGCGATCAGAAACTTTGGCTTTATCTATTCTCAAAATATTAGAGGAAATGGAAGATCAGGAGAAAATAGGAGGTATTTTCAATGAATGACCTTGAAGAAAAAAGAGCTCTCTATCCGAGAGTAAGTGACATCATCGGAAAACAAAATGCCGAGGAGTTTCGAAGCATCCCATTAGATGTTTTAGCCAATGCATGTATCCGCGGACAGAAAGTTCATGACTATTGCACGGCATGGATTAAAGACCTTTGGATACCCGACGTAGAAAGCGAATACAAGCCCTACGTTGAATCATTTACTGAATGGGCATCAAATCATATTTCTGAACATCTTTTTTCAGCAGTGAGGTTGTATGATGACGACAGAATGTTTAGTGGAGAATTCGACATGATTGTTAAATTAAAGAATGGAGAAACAGCTTTGCTGGATATCAAAACTTCAGCAGCTTCTTCTAAAACGTGGCCTCTTCAGCTGGCAGCCTATGCTCATCTTTGCCAAGTGAACGGATTTTGTTTTAATGCAGTGTATAATATTCATTTGAAAAAAAATCCATCAACAGTGAGAAAGGAAAAGCAGGGAGAAAAAATATCACTTTCTCTCCCTGCAGTACAAACACGAGAAATTCGATATGACGATCTTAATTCTTATTGGAGAATTTTTTCAAGTGCTCTTGAATGCTACGATTATTTTAATCGTAAGGAGGTGAAATGATGCTTTCTTATGATGATCGCTTAGAGCCCTACTGCAATGAGTGGGAAGAATATATTCTCCCTGGAATGTGCAAAGGACGCATTGAAGAAGTTTGCGCAAATATCATGAAAAAAGGCGATAAAACTATCTTTCGAAGAATATATGACGCTATGTATGAAATAGTACAAGATGATATTGAGAAAGAATTAAATTTTAATTATGATACTTATTTAGAATTAGGAGAAATCATATGAGTTATAATGTTACCGTTATCCCTTCAGAGTCTGAATTAAACTCTTATAGATTAATAGCTAAAGTAGCTGCTTCAAATCCTCATTGGAAAAAATTAGGAGGAAATGGAGATGAAGAAACTGTGATAGCTACTATTTTATCTGTGATGCTTTTAGCTAGAGAATTGGGATTTAGCCCCATGCAAAGTGTTTCAGGAGGAATCAATAATATCCAAGGCAAGTTTGAGATATCAGCTCGTTTGATGAATCAAGCTATTCGCGCCCGCGGGCATAAGCTTACCGTAAAAATTCTTACTGATGAAGTATGCAAAATCTGGGGTAAGCGTAAAGATACTGGTGAAGAAATGGAAGTTAGCTATCACATTGAGGAAGCTAGACGATCTGGTTTGGTAAGAGAAGGAGGCCCTTGGAAAAAAACACCTCAAGACATGCTTTTTGCTCGTGCTATTTCACGAATGGCGCGAAGACTATATCCTGATTGCATTGGGAGTTGTTATGTTGAAGGAGAGATCCAAGAACAGGCTCAAGGGAAAATCCTTGAAGCAGCTGTGGAAGTTCCAGACAAAGGAGAAATCGAATTCATGATCGAACATACTACTTCTTTAGATCTCCCCACTGAGATCGATAAAGAGCGAGTAGATACTTTTATCGAAGAAACAGCAGCACAAACCAAGTGGAGTTTGGAAGATCTTCGCAAACGTGCTTCTGAAAATATGGAAGGGTTTCTTTCTAAATTCAAAAAGTGGGAAGAAAAGCGCTATGCTGGAGAAGTGTTTGAGCTTTACGAAAATGTAGGATGATTATAGGCTGCTTAAAGGCATTTTAACCCATGAATGGTGTCCCCTAAGACTCATGTCCTAGGGGATTTTTTCACCAGCTATATAATGCTTGGCATTCAATTCTATTGCGTCGATAATTATCTAATCTTGAAAATCTAATTTCTAAATCAAAATTATCCGTTAAACAATAATTTCCTTTAATTTGTAGACCTTTGCTTAAACTTTTGTTATCACATGGTGATAGAAGATTCTTCTGAGAAGATTGGAAATTGATGTCTAATGCAAAATGATGAAGCTGTTTGAGCTTTCCTATCATTATGCCTACATAAAATCCTTCAGCATTTCTTTTTTCTTGATGATTGTGGAGTAAGGCAGCATAAAATTTAGCATTCAAAAAATCATAAGAGATTAGAAGTTGAGAGATTGCATACAAATAATCTGGGTCGTAATAGTAAAAATATTTTTCTACAATTTTAGGGGCATTCCAGTCAGTAAAAGAATATTTTATCGTTACAGGAGTATTCCCTACTCGATTCCATATGCCCTCAAGAATAAATGTGAAATGATTTTTCACTATATCATTTGCGCAAATACCGGTGTGAAGTTTAAAATCAATCACATCTTTTTCAAAATATTTGTACACAAAATGCACTCCTTGGAATGGAGTTGAAGAATCGAATTGCATTTTGGAGTCAAACATCATCTCTAATTTAGTGCATCCTACTTCTGCATCAAAAGATAAATTTTTATTTTCATAGAGACGATATCCTAAAAATGCTTTTTCTAGAGAAATTATTGGACTTTTTTTGTTGTCAGCAACCGCTTTCATTTTGACAGAAAACCACGCTTCTGGAAGTGTGTAATTTCCTTCGAGGTTCATTTCCGATTTAAAAGATCGAGCATTCCTGTTTTCCGATTCTGCTTTATATTTTGCCCTGATATCGCCTTTCAATTTTAAATTCTCAGGAATCTCAATGCACTGGTTGCAAAAAATTTTAAAGCTAAAGAGCGTAAAAAATATTACTGAAATAAATATTTTCATAATTCCTCGTGTATATTGTTAATCTCGTCTAGGCCCATACCCATTACAGTTTTGGTTTGTGCATTGTCCATCTTTGATTATCCATCCACAACATGTACAATGAGAATGATGCTCTTGGACATGAACATACAGCCCATTTCCTGCATAAGTTATCGTTTCAATCGCATGCAACTTTCCATCTATATTAACCATGAATCCATCTTCTGTGACATTGATTTTATCATGCGTAAAATAAGGCACATATCCTGCATGTAGACCACAAAATGAGAAAATTGTTAAAAATAATGCTATAAATGTTGATTTCATGATGACCTCCAATTTGGAAAGTATTTTCCATATGGAAGCTTTTTCTGCATCAACTATTTAGATTTTCTCTTTGGGAACGATTTTTGTAATCAGGCTGAGAAAATACCAGATTAGCAAATTCATCATCATTCGTCGGTAAAGAAGGCATATGAGATTTCAATCGAGGCTCCCATTCTCTTCGAAGTCTTTCCATGCATCTTCTATATTTCTCATCGACAAGCACCCATTTCAATCTTCTTTTCATATCTTCATCAAAGATTTCAGATGGGATATCATTTTGGATAACTTTTTTCTGTATTTCACTAAGAGTGAAAATTTCTTGATCATTAACGCTAACTTTCATTTTTCCTCCTTAACATGCTAAAAATCCACTAAAAAATGTGGTTCCCGCGTTAGCTAGATAATCGGCAGTATCTCCAGCCATGCCAAAGATTGCTCCTTGAATGATACATGTATCAGACACATCCATATCGGTTAAGACTGAGCCTGATAAGTCATATTCCGTTCCACCTGCTGAATACGGAAGAGATGTTAAAATTTGATAATTTCTATTAGAAGTATTAATAAATAATACTCCAAAAGTACTTGCCGTTGCGTTAGCTATATAAAGACCACAATTAAATTGATACCTTCCTGTTAATGGGGCTTGGAAAGTATTTGTCCCATCGTAATTAGAATTTTGATCAAATATTTCCGTTGTAAAATTCACAGTGGCTGTAGTCCCCGCGCCTGTTACGTTTAACTGATCCACAGTATGAGTAGCTAGAAATGCAGGTTGAAGAGAAGAAACGGTAATAGAAGGCATATGGATTACAGCATTGGAAGACTGCGTCACAGTCCCTTGGATCGAAGCTACAGAATTGAAAACAATATCTGTGTAAGAAATCGTTCCTGCTCCTGCAATCGCATTGGCATTTGAGCTGGAGACCAAGCAATAATGTAAAGTAACACCCGTACCGGCTCCTATAGAAATAGCAGATGAAGTGCCCGATGTAAATGTTCCGTGGATAATCGTCACCGTAGATGTATTTGCAGTTGTCAGACCTGTTTGATTTCCAGACATTGTCAAATCAAGATGCGAGCCATTCATATCAGCTGCATTCGATAAAGTGGTACCATTTGCCCAACTACTATAATTGGGGAAAAATCCACCGGCTGATACGGTATTATTAGTAGTAGATCCCCCGCTATTTCCAAAGCTTGAATGTAATAATCTTAAATTACCAGCTGAGCTATGAGAAAAAAGAGCAATCCCTGTTGTAGTCAAATCACCGCTGCAATACTCAAATTGAATTTGCGCTGAACCTGAGCTTGAAGAAAAAGTTACGCCTGTATTACCAGTACAATTCAAGTAGCAATTTTCAAGAAGAACGATAGAAGCTGCGCTTCCTGTCACTGCAAGAGCTGCTGTAGCACCATTGGTTTGAAGGACAATGCCTTTAATGCCTACGGTGCCTGCTGTAGTCATTGTACAGGTACCATTGATAATCACTCCTCCAGCAGAAGGAATAAAGAAAGCTGAAGCAGGACCATAAGCGCATAGATTAACGCCTGCTTTCAATGTAATATTTTCTGTGTACGTCCCCTGTCGAATAAAGATGGTATCACCCGACATTGCAGCTGTGAGCGCAGCGGCAATTGTAGTATGAGTTCCGTTGGCCGCACTAGAAGCAACAATAAACTTTGCTTCACCGTAATTATTTGTAGCTAATGCATGTGTGAAAGTCATAACTATTCCTTTAAGCCATTACCCATGTTCCTGAGAAGCCACAAACGGCTTCCCATGTTGTATTTGCTGCTCTGTAAACCAATTCCACAGAATCGCCCTGCAGAGTACTTACAGCAGTTCCGCCCGCAGAAGAAACTAAAGCTCCTAGCCGAATAAGTTGTGCTCCTGGAGCTTGAATAGTGAGTACTTGTGAAGCATGGTCTACAAAGAACTTTATAGTATCTCCTTGTGAAGGAGAAGCAGGTAATGTACCTGTAGCTGTACCTGTTATAAAGTAACCATTATTTTTAAGAGGAGAGAAGGCGCCTGAAACATCATTCCAAGCAAACCCTCCTCCTGATACTTGCACAAATCCTACTGAACTTACTGTAAATTGAGAAGAATCAAAATTACAAGTACCTACTTTGGTTCCATCTTCTGAAGCTAAGGCAACAGCATAAGGTTGCCAACTGACTGTATCTAATGTTAGAGTGCCTGCAAAAGCTGAATTATCTAAAAATACCAGATCTGAATAGGTTAATGTTCCTGCGCCTGCACCATCAATTGCTGGATTGTTTGAGGAATCTATAGTACAGTGAGTAAGTTTAATATCTGCTGCAGAAGACATTATCAAAGCGGCGCTTCCCTCATTAGAGAATCTACACCAATGGAAGGCGCCTGTTGAATCGTTGGCAGCTGTCACTGTTCTTTCGAATATGACATAATCGCATGCAATCGTTGTTCCTGTTGCTGCTGACCATGGGCATTTTAGATCAACTTCCTGCATAATAACAGGCCCAGTGGTGGACATCGTTTGCCCTGTTCCTGCTCCATGTGTAGCAGAGACGAAGAAGCAAGTGGCTCCTCCTGCATTATTTACCATTCCGTTATCTGTAGAACCTTCCCCTATATTATATGTAATGAAAGTCCCAGTCCAGTTAGGAAGATTGAATAAAAATCCATTTGTAATATCTATGAAAGAGTTTTCTATGATTAATGCAGCAGATCCAGCTACAGCACTTGAGAAAATATGAGTAGCACTCACCAATCTGACATTAGCAAATGTAAATGATCCTGTAGCAGGTGGAGTATGTACTCCAGTAATAACAACCGTATTTCCAGTTGTTGCAGCATCGGAATTTCCTGGAGTACCTACAACTTCAGTATCTGCATAGAGTGTTAGGTTTTCTGTGTATGATCCAGGTTGAACATATACAATTCCGCCTCCTGCTGCATTAGCTGCATTGATGCCTTCTTGAACAGTTATATAAGCGGCGCCCACGGCAGAACCGGAGGCGCTTACAATATAAGGAGTGATATGAAGATCTTGAATTACAGCCGAATTAACAACAGCCGTAATATCTGGAGAAGAGTAACCAAAAGTAATGGAATTATCAGGAGAAATGAGGTTTCCTCCCAAAATTTCAGGAGTAGGAGAAGTATCCCCAGTACCAATAGCTAATTTTCCTGCAGCATCTATGATGCCTAAATGAGGAGGAGAAGCGTCGTCATCAAAATTGAGATTCTTAGCTACCATTACATCATTTTCAAAACCACTCATATCATGTTGTCCTTATATAAGTTCCTACCGTTGTCCAGCTCACAGTAAGACCGGCTTCTCCTGTAACTCTTAAAATAGCATTATTACCTGAAGCAATAACTTCAGCTTTTGTAGAAGTTAAAGCAGAATCTGTATGAGTGATAGCATCAGTATCATCAACAATTGTAGCAGTCGCTCCATCTGTTCGTACTGTAGTATAAGTATTAAAACCAGCAGAAGCAGGTGTTGAAGATTCAAAACCAGCTACATTAAAATTGAATAAAAAAGTTCTCGCACTTCCTCCTAGTGCAAAAGTCACTAAATCGTCTGTAGTAGCGCCTACAGTAGATCCTGAGGCATGAAATCGATTAGTGATCTCTACATAAAGATTTTCAGAATTATTAGGATCCGCTGTGGTCTGAACACCATTAACATTGTTGTCTGTAGTATCACGAGAAAAGACATTCAGATTATTGGAAGAAGGAATAGCAACAGTGCTATCATCAGCAGTAAATTGAGTAGCAACTGTAGGAGGAGAAGGGCCGGTAGATGAGCTTTTATAAATTTGACTCAAGTCTTACCTCACGGATTTTTTGCATAAACATACGAAATAGAAAATGTTCCAGATGCTCCATTTCCATGGAAAGAAGTCCCTACATCAAATGTATAATTAGGAGCAGCGCCATGAGCTGCTCTTAAATCTAGAACTAAAGCTTCGCCTGCAGGAAAAGTACGCCAAGTAGTTGTGCCTCCATCTACAGAAATAGCAATAGATGCAGTTCCTTGATTATCAAAAATAATGATAACAGGATTATATGCAAGCGTACCGATAGAGGTGAAACTTCCTGTCATTGAAGCTGATAATTCAGCTCCAAATCCGGCGCGTTGACTATTGTTCACTCCCATTTTTTTGTGCTGCCTCTTGTTCTTGCTTTTCTTGAATGTCGTTTATTTTTTGTACTATAAGTTGATGCATTGCTGCTAATGCTTCACATACATCTACAAAAGGCGAATCTGGACTACATGAAAATTTATAATCTCTGCCTTTTACTTCTATTTCTATAACAGTTTGTTGCTTAATCATTTACCACCATTAGGTTTGTCGTACAATGATGTACACAAAATCACTTACATCAGCTGTTTGTGTAGATCCAGGAGTTCCTAAAATTACACTAGTAACAGTGAAGCTAGTGGCTGCACTAATTGAGTAAGTAATCTCGCCTAATGTTGTAGAAGCATTGACAGCAGTTCTTTGGATCAGAATTCTGTCATTGGCTGCAATATTAGTATTAGCAATAGTTACTGTTCCTGCTACTAATGTAGAAGAGCCAATAAAATCAGTGGCTGCTCCTCCGTTCATAGTAAATTGCGTTGCGACAGAAGTCAAATTAAAATTAGTAGAACAGTTTACTTCTCCTGATCCTGCATCAAGATCTATTTGTGAAGCGCCTGTTGTATTTCCTACTGTTATAGTTCGTGCAGCAGCGCCAGTACCTACATTAATATTTTGTGCTACAGCATCATTCCCAATACCAATTACACCAGCAGAAGAATTAAGTTCTAACACACCTGCACAATCTAATAGCAATGTATCAGATGAGGTAAGCGTAATATCTCCTGCACCTGTCGAAGCTAAAGCAATCCCTCCAGTTCCTGCATTAACATTAACAGCAGTAGCGCCTGTAACATTCCCGATGGTTACAGTATGAGCGGCAGCATCGGCTCCCAGATTGATCGCTCCAGTTCCTGTAACAAGAGAGAATGCACCATTTGTAGTAGTCCATGCACAAGCTCCAGTACCTGAGTTTACATTAACAGCCGTAGCTCCTGTAATGTTACCTATTGTAATAGTCTTAGCAGCAGCATCGGCGCCTAAATTAATTGCCCCTGTGCCTGTTTCTAAGGCGAAAGTAGAATCTGTTGTTGTCCATGTTGAACCACCGCTACCTACATTTACATCAACCTGTGTTGCGCCAGTAATATTTCCGATTGTAATAGTCTTAGCTGCAGCATCTGTTCCGATATCAATCGTTCCAGTTCCTGTATTAAGAGCAAAGGCTCCATTGGTAGTTGTATAAGTAGATCCACCAGTCCCTGTATTAATATCTACAGCGGTAGCGCCTGTGATGTTACCAATTGTTACTGTGTGGGCAATTGCATTAGTTCCTATGTTAAGAGCGCCTGTACCACAATCTACAACTACTGATGTAGCTCCTGTGCTATTTCCTATTGTGATAGTGTGAGCAGCAGCGTCAGCTCCAATGTCAATAGTACCAGTCCCAGTTTCCAGAGCCCAATTTCCATTTGTTGTGGTCCAAGTTGAACCGCCAGTCCCTGTATTAATATCTACAGCGGTAGCGCCTGTGATGTTACCAATTGTTACTGTGTGGGCAATAGCGTTCGTACCGATATTCAATGCACCAGTTCCACAATCCAATACGACTGATGTAGCTCCTGTACTATTTCCCATTGTGACAGTGTGAGCAATGGCATTTGTACCAATATTCAAGTTGCCTGTACCACAATCTAAAACAAGAGAGGTAGCTCCTGTGCTATTTCCCATTGTGATGGTTCTGGCTGCAGCGCCAGTACCGATATTAATATTATTGGCATCTGCATCGTTACCAATACTAATTACTCCAGCCGAAGAGTTTAGCTCAAGAACGCCATCAGCATCTAAAAGAAGAGTGTCATCAGAATTAATTGTGATATCTCCAGTTCCCGTAGATGCGAGACTAATACTGCCCGTACCAGATTGGAGAGCTAAAGATGCAGCCCCTGTAGTAGATCCAATTGTGATGGTATGAGCCGCAGCTGAATCACCAATATGAATAGCTCTAGCTGATGTTCCAGTTCCTAGACTTACTGCATCTGCACTATTATCTGTAGCTAGATTAAGCGCTGTTCCAGCCGTATCAATTGTAGCGCTTGCATCCCCTGTAATAAGACCTGTAGCTTCAATTGTAGTGACTGTAGCAGCAGCAGGCGTTGTAGCTCCTAAAGGGGGAGGCGCAGCAAATACAGGAGTTAAATTTGAAGGAGTAACAAAAAGCGCTAATGCGGGTGTAGAAGCAGTGCCCGCCACAGCCTCAGCATCTGTAGCTAATTCCCCAATACCCGCTACTGTTGTAGTGGAAACAGGAGCGCCTGCAATAACAACACTATTTACATAATCATACACTTCTTTAACAGGAGGAACCAATGTTGTAGAAGTACCTGTTGACATTTCAGCGGCCGTAGCTAATTCTACTAAACCTGAAGTTGTAGTGGTTGCATAAGCATTACCACCAGCTTCCCATGTAGAACCATTATATATATATTGAGTAGGAGGAGAAGTAGAAGTATCGAAATATTGTTGTCCTAGTTGACCTTTAAAGCTTGCTGCTGGAGCTCCGCTACCTGAAATTGCCCCGGGAGGGACATTGATAACTCCGCCAATACCGTATGCTAAACCCATTTAAAACCTCTTGTTATGAAGCTTAAAAATAGTAAATATGAATATATTGAATCTATATAATAAATTATATAGTATGCTATTTTATGCTTAAATAGTGAATTTGCATAAACATGCCTGAGAACGATTTCTTATCGATTAAAGAATTTGCGGCCTATTTAGGTGTGCATCCTGATACAATCCGCCGTTCTATTCGAAGAGGACGCATCAATGCAATTCGCGTAGGAGGCGGAAAAAGAACGATTTATCGCATTCCAAAATCTGAAAGTAATCGTTTAGCGATCTCTGATATGGAAAAAATTCTAGATCGACTCATCGAAAAAAGAATGACAGAAAAATCCTAAGTTATTATAATTCATGGGAAAAGGAGAAAAAATATGGACTGGACTCAGTTTGCTTTATTTTTCTTGGGCGTCGGCGGATTATGGCTATGGAATAGAACAGAAGCAAACGCCGATCGTAGGGATATGATGAATCTTTTAAAAGAAATGAAAGATGAAATGAAAGATGAAATGAAAGATTTCCATGGCAGACTCTGTACTTTAGAAGAGAAATATCGCCAAATGATGGAAAGATATTTAGAGGAAAGGAGAAAGTAGTGGATTGGATACAATTTACAATTTTTGTTTTAGGGAACATGATGTTTACATTGACATTATGGCTCTGGAATAGAACTGAATCAAGAGCTGATAATCGACGAGCATTAGATTTAATTGAATCTATCAGCAAAGACATGAAAGACTTCAGAGAAAAATGGGCTGAAGAATCTAAAAATTTCCATGGGCAATTAATTTCTATAGAGGAAAGGAGGAAGTAATATGATAGGTGGAATTTTAGCAGGATTTCTTACTGTTCTAATTATGCTAGCTTTTAGCAAAATTTTCGGGTAAGGTTCCTATATTCACATTTTTAAAAACTTTAGGATATTTTTTTTCCATTTCACTTTGAAAATTTTGAAGAATAGAATTGGCCATTCTTAAATTTCCTGAATTTATATTTTCAATAGCTTTTCTATGTAGATTTTGAAGCTTAGGATTAATTAACATTTCTCTAGCTAAAACTTGGCCGGCCGCAGAACCTATAGCGCCTTTAATCATAATAGGATTTAAAGTAGCAATTCCAGTTAAAAGAGTACCCGCTGTTCCTAATGTTTTAAATTTATCCATCATATCTGGTTTTAAATTTGATTCTACTTTTTTAAATTTAGAATAAAGTTCATTGGATAATTTAAAATCATTTGCAAATTTTGGGTTAATTTCATGGAGTAAATCTTGGATAGGTTTTTTCATCTGGAAAAGAATTTTTTTTCCTTTTGAAACATCTTTCCAGTTTACTCCTCGGTTCATGCTTCGCCAAAAATTTATCAATTCTTCAGGATCAGCGCCCACAGCTTCTAATTTATCAACAGCTCCTTTAATATAATCAGCAGCTTTTATTTCTTCAGGAGAAGGTGCTACATTTTTTTCTAAACGATAAGCAATATCATGAAAATCATCTTTCAGTTTAGTGGCTTGTTTTTTAGAAATTCTAGGGAATTGAGCTGCTTCTTTTTCCACTGATTCAAGAGCAGAGCCTATTTTTTCTTCAGCTCCTTTAAGTAATTTTTTTGTTTTAGGACCTTTGTATGCTAATTTTGTGAGAATATCTTGAGAAAACTCACCATGAAGCAATGGCGAGATTTCAGCATCAGTCAATCCTTTTTTCTTTGCATAGTTTACAAGAGCTTCTTGGGACCTTTTGGGAAGAAGACCTTTTTTTAAGGTAGGTTTTCCTGAAGCTAAAATTTCTAAAAAAGAAGCTATTTTATTGGGAATTCCCAGTTCTCTAGCTGATTCTCCTATTAAACCTCCAAATCCAACTCCGGCCGCTGCTTCTGGTCCAAAAAGTAATCCTTGTCCCAGTGCACCAGCTCCGTGACCTATAATTTTTTCTGTAGAAGTTTTAGGTTCAAATTGGCCACCAGTTGTTTCTTTGAATCTTTCTCTCAATGACTCAGGAGTAAATTTTTCAATTCCTGGTATTTTACCTATAAGAGCCAAAAGAGTTCTGATGCTTTTTTCAGGAGCTGCCTCTAATCCAGAAGAAGGTAAATATTCTGGTCTTGCTAATTCTTCTTGTAACTGCACCAAAGGTTCATGTTCTGCTTGTGCCCGGGCTAATCCTGGAATAGCTCCAATTGCTCCTCCAAAAAATTCTGCTCCTGCTTTAGCTGGGAGTCTTTCTCCAAAAGTTCTTTCTCTTTTTAGTTGAGAGGGGCTCGTTTCTTCATAAGATTGAGCTACTTGTCTCCAATCTTTTTCAACTTCATTTTCAGAATAAGGTTTCGCTGCTTGTCTCCAACTCATGGAATAACTTGGAATCCTTCTTTTTTTGCATCATCAAAACGATTAGCTGGTATATTAAGCATTTCACCTGATTCAGGATTTACAATATTAACTCGCATACTATCTGTAGCGTTTCTATATCCTTCTTCTACTAGTTTATTCAATTCTCCGCGCATTTGATTACGTACTTGACTTTCTACATCAATAGGCCTAAATCCTTTATTTTTTTTAACTATGTTGTCAAAAATATCTGCTTTTTTAAGATTAAAGTTAGCAACCTTTTCAAAATATTTTAAAGCCTGTTCATTAGTTGGAGCATCTTTTAAAATATCTGGTAGAATATTTTCATACCAAAAAAATTCAGCTTGTGTAGGTCGAGCACCAAATAACTCTCTAAATCCTCCGGCTAATGCTTTAGAGGCGCTTAAAAGTGCTTGTGTGTCTTCTGTTTGGAACATATTCGCAAAAGGACTTTTCTTATTCTGGAGATATTTAAAAGCTATGTTTCTTGCTGTAGCACCTGTAGCGCCTTCTTTTTTAATAACATTCCTAGCTTGTTTAACCGCATCAATAATTTCTCTAGATCGATTTTCGCCTTCTCTTATTTCATTGCCAAATTTCGAAGTTTCACGATGAGCAAATTCTCTTTCTTGTCTCGATTCTTTGCCATGGCGAAATGTCATTTCTTCTTGACGCTGTAAATTTTTAATTTGATTTTCTATAAAAGAGCGATTTGCAGGATTAGTTTCTCCAGCTAATGCTCTACTCCATTTTTGAATTTCTCTATCATAATTTTTTTCTTTAGGTCGTGTAGGTTCACCTTGAAAAGAAGAAGGCTCTTCCTCTCGAGTAATAGCTTCAGAAGGAGAAAATGAATTTTCTGAAGAGCCTTCTCCACCAAATAATTGTTTCATGCGATCTGATGCTTCCAATTCTCTTAAAGCATTAATTGCAGATTTTGTAGAGCCACCACTGGCCATCCCGGCCATTTCTGCACCTAACAATTCAGCAATTTGAGGATTAAGACCTTGTTCTAAGAATTTTTCTTGATATTCTTTAGCTAAACTTCTTTTCTGGCTCGCTTCTTGTTGTTTAGTTTTTCTAGCTGCTGCTTCTTGCATTCCCATCCGAGCATACTGAGATCCAATATCAGCTCCTTTTTCAAGGCCACCAATAAGTCTTTCTGCTATAGTGGGTTGCGTCCGAGGAATAATTTGTACCATTCTAAATAACCCCGAAATGTTTTAACAATTTAAGAGATCCATATTCACCACCTAATCGAGATCCAATACTTCCAAGACCTCCTAATAAAGAAGAAAATGTAGAAGGTTGTTTTTCAGTTAAGAATTGTTCGTATGGGCGTTGAGATAAAAGAGATGTTCCCATTCCCATTAAATCTCTAATAGCTTGTCTCTGAAGTTCTTGACGTTTAGATTGCAAATCTTGAGCAAACTCAGAAGCTACTTGAGTAGCTGTATTTTGGAACCCACTTGAACGACGCGCTCCTAATCCCATCCCACTAAACCGCGAAGCAAGATTACCTTGAAGCCCAGAAAATTGACGAAGCGCCGGAGCTTCTTCAGCTTCAAACGCTCCAGGGTCTCCTCCTGCTAATTGAGAAAGATAACTACTTGGGTTCACATGCTGAAATAAACTTTGAAATAGCTGTTTCTGTTCAGGAGTAAACTGCTGGATTTGGCCTAATCTATATCCTGAAGGAATCTTATTTCTAGATCCTAGAGAGCTCAAAAATGATGCCATAATAACCTCTTTCTCTTAGTATAATCTCATAAATAATTAATTTAAATCACGGCTGTGAAAGCCATTCTAAAATGATGACGCCATTAGTTAAAACTGGAGCGCCTGCGCCTACAACAAATACAATTTGTGTCGATGTAATATAAAATTCTGTTTGTCCAGCAATCGCTATATTCGATCCAAAAATCAACCCATAAGTATTTGTTCCGTCTGTGTATGATCCAAAGCAACGCACAAATTGAGAAGGGTCTTGAACTGAAATATTGTGGTTGATCGACGTTGTGCTGCTAAATGTATAAACTTGTCGGAATGATTGTTGTTTCTGATTAGCCGTTAAAAACCAAGACTCTCCGGTGAGAGCAGGACGTGTCGTGGGAAAAATTGAAATCGTTCTATTGTTGACTGCGTTTGCCGTATCTATGTAACTACGATTTATTTCTATCACAAGTTCATCAAGAGTAGAAGGAAAATTTCTAGAAGTGGGGAGATAATTAATTTGATTTATTATATTCGATGACATTGGGCCTCATTTTTTTAAGCTAATAATTGAGAAGCATTTACGTCTAAAATAAATCCATGGAATTCTATTTCAGAAAATTGGTTTAAAAAATCCGTATCGCGCATTTGGCTGTCTGACATAGTAAACCCAATTTGAACTGTATCTCCTATTAAAGAAGTATTCATGCGATGCCATGTTTGTTGTTGGTAAGGAGCGGTAACCATTTGAAGATTGAGATTAGCAGCTGTAAGACCAAGATTTGTACTTTCTGGACATGTGTAAAGAACAGTGCTAAACACCAAAGAATTATTAGGAGAATTCGGATCAGGATTGATAGGTCCCATATTATAAGGAGTTTCCTGATCTTGACTCAAAAAAATTAGTAAAGTGATTTGAGAAGCGCTAGTTGTTGTGAAAAGATATTGTTGTGGCCCTACTCGAGTTTTCCTAGCATTCCCCCACGCTACTGGGAATTGTTTAGTTTTAATCAAAGGCACGTACATGCGTTTAATAACACCTGCTCCAAGGTAAGTTAAGCCGGCCGAAATAGGAGGATTCAAAGTAAAGGTATCAGTTGTCGTTAAGCCTACAGAGAAAATTTTATCATTCACTTCTGAGGAAACAGTACCTAAACAATTTGAAATAATGATGTAATCTCCCGTATTGAGACAATGATTTGGAGATGTAACGGTGGATCCAGAGATATCTTGGATATAAATAGAATTGCCTTCATCTGTCCCGTCAGAACGTGTGAGCACAAATCCCTGTTGATTCCCAGCAATCACTTCTGGCTGAAGAAGTGTAGATTCTCCTGCATTCCATGGAGCGTTCCAGGAATCCCATGTAGGATATACAGTCCCCACAGTAGACCATGTAAACCCGGTTTGTTTTCGGAAAGACCCATATGTAGTGTAACATTCTAAAAATCTTCCCCATGTGCTATCTCTATAGTTATACTGTAAAGTTTGCGTTGGGAATTTATAATTTATATTATTTACGGGGTAAGTAAAATATATCCATTCATTTATGTAATCTCTTTGCGAAGTGACTCTTTCTGTTCCATTATTTAATAATCTAATCTCAAATACTTCATCAGGAATCGTCAAATCTATTCTTTGTGTAGCGTTCTGAGAAGTCACGATGAATCCTCTGCTACCTTTAGAAAGCACTCCTTCATCCATATTAATGGCTGAAAAAGTACTTCCTGATCCTAATTCAGAATTGATAAGATAAAGGGTGAAGGGAATAATATCATTGCCTGTGTATATCAATTTACCCTGAGAACGAGTAAATCCTATGATTAAAACATCTTCATTAGAACTGGCTGTCAAAATTTCTTGATCAATTCCCGCAGTAAGAAATCCTCCAAACCCTGTTTGGTTTTCCCAATACGCATTCGCAGTAGCCGTTTGATTGCTTGGGACTAAAATCTGATTGAAAACAGTTGAGGCGAGAGATGCGTCGCCTGTAAAAGATGCCGTGTAATAAGGAGTCCCATTTTGGCTATAGATAATGGTATCTTTAAGATAAATAGGATTAGCCCCTACTGCTGAAGTCTGCACCACAGGTCCAAAAAATAATAGCCTATCTTTAAATGGGAAAATCACTCGTGCTCCCACTAAATAATATTGATCAGCAGGCAGATCAGCTATTGAATAAGAACCATTTGAAAGAGGAGGCATAAAATTAACCCACCCCAAATGGTTATTTAAAGTAGGAGAAGAAAAATTACCATCTGTAGGATCGCCATCATACCAACGAAGACAATCTTTGGTAGTATCCGACCTATTTGTAAGATATTGAGCAATGCCACCTGTTGTATATGCTCCTCCTAAAGTAGCATTAGGAAATTCAACAGTAACACTATTGATGCCACCCACTGCTATCACATAACCTGTTTGAAAATTAATGCCAGTGATACCTCCTACTTCATTGATAAAAAGAAAATCTCCTACCACAAGGCCATGATTAGCTATTGTCAATGTTGCAGTGGCAGGAGGTCCAGCTGCTCCTATTACAACATTCGTGATATAATTAAATTGCATTCCTATGTTAGTAGCGTTAAAAGGAACGTTTATTCCATTAGTAGTCCAAAGAGCATTTTGATAATTTGTAGTCCAAAATTGTTGATAATCTTGTCCATTCCAAGTTACCGGTGTTACAGTAGTTTTTTCTACATATCCTGTGTAAGTTGCAGTTGGAGGATTTTTATAAAAACTGACATCATGAATACTGTAAGGATATGCAGTAGAAATAGCGTATGAATAAACTGTATCAAAAGCTATGGTTCCAGGAAATTGAGAAGATGTTGAAATGAAATCTTCAAGGCCCATTACAGGCAAATCAGCATTATAAAGTATAGTAATACTGATAAGATGGCCAGATGCACCAGTAATAACGATTGTTGATGTTGCATAATTTATAGTTCCTGACCCTGCAGGAGTACCTACTAAAACACTATCCCCGACAGGATCTGTATATACATCTCCTGTAGTAGTATCTGTTATGATAACAGCAGTAGGGATAATAGAACTATTAGTTTCTAACCCAAATGCAGTTATTAAAGATATTGTTCCATTTCCAGCTCCATCATTATTTAATACAGCTGTAGCAGTTGAAGTATATGCCGTATTTGTAGAATCAAAAAAACGTGTAAGTCGCCCTAAAAAAGATGTCCCTCTTTTCCTTTTGACTCTACCTCTCCACTGATAAGCATTTGTAAGCGTGGGGAATGAATCATTATCAATGATAAAAGGCGTCCTATCATTTCTTAAACCATGACCGAAAGGACCGACGATAATCTTCTCCCCCATCTTTTCCTCTACAATTGCATTATTAAAATACTAAATTGTGCAGGATCTTTCGGTGTTGTTACACCAGGGAAAGCCCACTGAATATTGAATTCTGTGTCACTAGCAATAGAATACGCACAAGCCAGCTGAGCAACGCCTCCTCCAAATTGTGCTTGTGCAGTTGCAAAAACTAGATAGCTAGTTCCTGTAACAGCCCCGGCGGGCATATTAAAAGTATAGTTACCAGCAGAAGGATGGCCTCCTACAGCTTTAAGAACCAAATTCCAAGTATTTAAAGAAGCTCCTGCATTATCAAATGCTCCAAATGCTTTAATCATGCTGACTGGAAGAGAATTATTGCCTCCTCCAGCATTCTGGTTTCTAAAAAATAATTCGGATACTGTTGATGCACTTGCTGTATTATACGTAGCTGCGATCACATTATTTGTATAAAGCACTGATTGTGGGTCAGTTTGTGCCGCTGGAACATTTTTGTTGTTAAAAGTTATTTGCTTATGCTGACCACCATTAGCTGTATTGAAAGTGATATGATCTACACTTATAAGGCTATTTGTGGAGACATTATTTTGCAGCATTCCTGGCTGATCATTCGAAGGATTATTAGCAGCAGCTGGGATAGTGGTATCAAATGTAAAACTCATAGAGAGACTCCTCCTCCATAATTATTATTAAACCCAGCGCCTTGGCCGAACCCTTGACTATAAATAGATTCTGTTCTAGTTGTGGTCCATTGTCGCTGGCTTCTTTTCCACACAAGTCTTTCTTGCTCTAAGAAAAGAGGTTCATAAAAAGTAAATTGCTCAATATCTCCTGTATCAGAAAGAATTTTCCTAGCGGCGCCACGAGCAATATATTCAGCCATATATCCAAAAGGAATGGCAGCACCACTTGATAAGAAGGCTGCAGGAGAAAGATACGCATCAACTTCTACAAGATATTGAGTGTCAGGAGGAGCTCTCAAATAAATTGTATTATTATAATATAAAAATCCTCTAGGAAGTCCCGATTGATAAAAAAATACTTGAACGTTGATGTTATTTCCTTGAGGAACAATTGCAGGAAAATTAACGTAAATTTCTCCTGTTAAATAATTAACAATGTTAGATGTAGTGCTATAGCCACCAGCTAAAAAAGTGTTGCCTAAAGGAGCTTTGCCGGGATTCATGAGAAGGCCACAATTCACGTTAGTAGTTAAAAACCAACCGCTATCAGAGACGATCATATTAGCGCCATTCGTATCAAGGGTTGTAATGAAAACAGCTGCTTCAACACTAGTTACTGGAACTAAAGCAATATTGGCAGAAGCACCAGCGTTATCACTTAAAGGCGGATCTTGATTAGTGCCAGTCGCGATAACTCCAGCCATGTCAATGTGACCTCTAAGAATGCCATTGAAAGGAGGATTTTGAGCTTGTGTTCCTGTAAGAATAGGAACCTGCAAAGTATAAGGGCCCGCTGTTCCATCGCCTGTTCCCAAAATACCTATATTTTGCACAACATTAGGCCAGATAT